TCCCCCGACCCGATGAGGACCTTGACGCCGTTGATCAGCCCGGCCGTGATGCTCTGCATCCGCAGCCCGAAGCCCGCCTGGCGCAGTTTGCCCGTCAGGACCGGCGCGCCCTCCTCGATCGTATCGAGCACGGGCTGCAGCGCCTCGGGGATCGCGGCCTGAAGCTCCTGCCAGACCCCGGGCGCATTCATGCGATCGAGCTCGGGCGGGAACTCAATGACCAGCGTCTCAAGTTGCGGCATCAGGTCTCCAAGCTCTTTATCTCATGCGTCACGAGGTCGATCATTCGCAGCGCGCCGGTCGGGTCTGAGATGGCATCGATCTCCCAGCGCCGGCCGTCTTCCTCGACACACATCCGGACCGAGATGTCCTGCCGGTAGCGGATCCGCCACGTCGTGGCACCCTCAGCAACGACGCCGCTGTCATCGGTTCCGCCAAGGTCCCGACGCTCCGCCCAGCATCGGGCGACGACCGTGTAGGTGACCTGCGCGTCGCCGGACGTCTCGCTCGGGTTGGTGATGGCGATCCGATGGTTGAGCGATCCAGCGCGCATGGTCCCCCTGAAATGAAACGCCCGCCCGGGATCAGGGCGGGCGTCCCCCGTCTCGCTCCGCTCATCGGATCGGCTATCGCCGGCGCCGGCGGCTGATCCGCTGCTGCCAGCGGGCGTCCGCCTTAGCCTTCGCTCGGCGCCAAAAGCCGCCGAGGTTGCCCGAGAGACCCCACGCCCACGCCACCTATCTACGCCCCTTCTTCCGCGAGGCCGCCTTCGGCTCCTCCGGCTCATCGCCGGTCGGCTCCTCGAGCGCTTCCGGTTCCGACTCCGACGACATCGGTGCCGGTGCCTCCGGTTCGGCCGCCGCCGGTTCCTCTGGTGCGAGCTCGGCGAAGCCAGTCGCGATCGCGTTCTCCGCCTCGGTGTCCTCGAGCGTTGCGATCATGCCAGCGGCGTTGCCGCTCAGGTATCGGATCCGTTTCGGCATGGTTAGCTCCGCTTCTGGAAGCAGCGCACGGCGTCGAGGTAAATCTCGCCCAGCCCCGCGCCCGACGCCTTGGCGAGGTGGAAGTAGGGCTGGAGCTTCAGAGCCGGGACCTGGCTCATGTTGAACGTCGTCGCGGCGGCAACCTGCACGCCGTCGATGTAGAACAGGATGCTCCCGATCGTGGTGCAGTCGATCCGGAAGGTATGGAAGGCGTCAGCGACGAGCGTAACCCCGGTCGCGACCTTGACCGTCTCGTTGACCGTGTCATCGGTCTCGACCGTGACGACGCCGTTGCCATCGACCCGGAACCATGCCGACTCCGCCACGGTGTCCGCGACGGCATTCTTGTCGCCCGCGACGCCCCAGACAGCGATCGAGAGCAGCGTCGGCAGGGTGTGGAGCGCAAGCACGGCCTCGAAGATGACGCCGCGGTTCAGCACGAGCGTCCGCTGGTCGCCCCATGTGAGGCCGGTCTCCTGCGCTTCCGACGTCGCATCGAGCGGCAGCGAGACAAGACCGCAGGCGCCGGCCGTGGCCGAGTCGGCGATCAGGACCGGGGTCGTGAGTCCGGCGGCCGACACGTCGATCGCCGTCCAGGTGTTCGTCGTGTCGATCGCTTTTCCGAGGAAGTCCTCGTAGAAGCTGACCGGCGCGACGTAGCCGACCCGCTCGTGCAGCTGCTGCGGGTCGAAGTACTCGATCATGCCGTTGCGATAGCGAGCCTTGGCGCTCATCGGGGAGTCTCCCGTTCCGACCTGGTGGCCGCTCGATCACTCGAGCGAAACGAGGAGGGCGGGGGGCCAGACATCGACCCCCCCGCGCCTCAGCGGGATTAGACGATCGCGGACGCCTCGGCGCCGTCCTGGTACTTGTTGGTGAACAGCTCGATCAGGCAGCCCCCGAGGAGGGCCGACGCCACGCCCGGCACTGACTTGAGCCGGACATAGCCGTACTGGTTCGGCGACGCGCCCGCGATGTATTCGGCGGTCGTGTAGAGCTCGATGATCTGGTTCGATCCGGCGGTCGTGAGCAGCCCCGTCGCTGGGACCGGCTGGAACAGGATGCCGCCGATCGTCCCGAAGGCGACCGACTGCCGATACCAGAAGGGGACCGCGACCTTGTTCGTCGGCACGACGTCGTCGCAGGCCTCGACCGTGAGGGTGTTCGTCCCCGTGGCCCCGACGCCCCAGAACAGAACGAACCGGACGAACTCGTACTGCTTCATGTTGATGACGTCGCTCGCCGTGCCGGCGCCGTTCACGAGGAAGTCCGCGACCGGAACGAGTCCGGCCTCGAAGTGTCCGCGCTCGAAAGGCAGAGACCTTGGCATGTGGAGTTACCTCGTTCTGGTTGTTACGGCCGCGCGGCCAGGGTGACGAACGGGGACAGAGCGGACGCGCCCTTGTAGGGCGTGATGGACGTCTTGAGCTTCGGCGCCCCGTTGACCCGGGTCAGCCAGCGGAGCGTCTTCTCTCCGTAGATGAACCGGACGTGAATCGATTCGGCCTCCTGGACCCCGCCTTTGCTGACGAGCTTGTACTGATTGAGGTCGAGGAAGGAGATGTCGCCGACCGAGCCGAGCGCCGACGCCTGCTCGATCTCGATGACCGGCCGACCCTTGAGGGTGCCGTAGGGCAGGCCAGAGAGGCCGCCGGGCGGCATGTAGACCAGCATCCCGCTCGTCCCCGTGCCGATCTGCAGCTGGTCGAGCTGCGGATTGATCTCGGTGTTGATGAACCAGGCGCCGTTCGCCTTGGACCGCGGCAGCACGGCCGCCCACATCTTCGAGATGTTCTCCGCGAGGATGGTCTTCGACAGCTGGCCGGCCTCGGGGTTGACGGTGACCAGCGCGCCCGAATTGAGGACGCCGAGGCAGCGGCCGACGCCGTTACCGCGGTAAATCTCGTCGTCGAGGACGAATCCGAACTCGTCGACGAACGCCTCGCGGAAGACGCCCTCCATCGCGGCGGCATCCTGCGCGAGGCCCATCAGGTCCTCGAGCCGGACCTCCCAGAGGCCGATCTTCGGCTTCGTCGAGGTGACCGTCTCGGCCTCGGGCCGGCGGTAGACCTGCACGCCGCCCCAGCGCGACCCCGTCGCCCGGGACGTCTCGTTGACGTAGGGGACCTCGAGGCCGTCCGACTGTGCGCTGACCTCGTGCGTGTTGCAGCGCGACGCCAAGGCGCCGGACTCGAATCCCGCCTTCATGAGCTCGGGGACGAAGTCCTTCTGGATCAGGAAGCCGCCGTCGACGCCGACGTTCGCGGATCCGCCGGACGGCCCGGCGAACAGCCGCGGATCGGCCGCCTCCCCCATGCCCGCTTTCACGATCGCGACGAGCTGCTCGCCGAGGGTCGCGAAGGGCTGACCGCGCCGGCGATCATCGCCGCCGGCGACGCGAACCGGCGTCCGGTTCGGCGGGTCGGCGTTCACGCCGCGATCGATCGCCACGGCCGCCGCTGCGGCTTCGGCATCCTCGATCGCCTTCTCGCGCTTGACCGACGCCTCGAGGGAGAGGCGCGTCTTGTCGAGCGCTGCGTACTCTTTTTCCTGTTCGGCGCTCAGGGTGCCGTGATCGCTCGCGGCCTCGGCGGCCTCGAGGATGGCCTTCATCGCCGCGACGGTCTCGGCGTGTTGCTTCCTGTACTTCTCGAGTCGGGTCATCTGGGCCGCTCCGGGTGTTGGAGGGATCCCGCCGGCAAAACAAAAAGGCGAGGACGATCTGCTCGGAGCTTCAACGACCCCGGTCCGGGGTTGCTCCTCGCTTCATGTCCTCGCCTGCTGTCGCGCGGCGAAGGGTCGCTTCCGTTGTGACCGCTTGGCCGCCCCGTGAGCGCTGCCGCGCCCGCCGCTTTGGCCTTTCGGGACTAATGAGTAGGGCGAAGCTGTGGAAAAGTCAAGTCAGCGCCCGGTCGTGAACCTTCCGAAGCTCCTCCTCGAGCTCGGCGATCCGGCGCTTATAGCCCGGTTCTGCGATGAGCGCGCGCTGTGCATCCTCGCCGAACCGGCCGCCAGTCTTGCCGCTGATCTCGTCGACAACCCGCCGCACGACCGCCTCCTCGATCCTCGAGAGATAGTCACAGCTGCAGACCCTCAGCGGGAACGGGGTCAGGTCGACATACTCGATCGCCTTCGCAAAGGCCTCGCCCCGCTCGAGGCAGGCCGGCGTATGCGAGATGCCGCGCCTCGCGTCGACGATGATGTTCGCGATGTGGTCAATGATCTCCGAGAGGCGCAACTTCTCGGCGACCTCGGTCTCCGTCTTTCTTGCCATCAGACGCTCCCCCCAAGCTCGAGCCGGCGGCGCAGCAGCGAAGCGCTCGGCCCAGCCTGGCTGCCGACTGCCCGCTCGACGCGCGCCGCGACCCGGGCAACGGCGTCGTCGAAGGTGCCGATCCGGTCGGCGAGGTTCGCCTTCACGGCCTGCGCGGCGCCAAGGACCCGGCCCTGGCCGTAGCCTTCGCGGACCGCCTTCTGCGACTCAGCCTTCCGGCCCATGGCGACCGCGCGGACGAACCAGCCGTAGACCTCGTCGACTCGCTCGCGCATGTTCGCCTCGGCCTCGGCGCTCAGGGGCGCCCATGGCGCGCCCTCGGTCTTGTACTTGCCCGCGCTGATCGCCGTGATCGCGACGCCTTCCTGGTCGAGGTTCCGCGACCAGTCTTCGTGCAGCATGTAGACGCCGATCGAGCCGACCTCGCCGCTCGGTGTGACGATGATCTCATGGGCCGCCGATGCGAGCCAGTAAGCAGCCGAAGCCGCGAGACCATTCGCGAGCGCGACGATCGGCTTGACCGCGCGACCGGCGAGAATCTTCGCGCCGAGCTCGGGGATCCCCGGGACGGTGCCCCCCGGCGAGTCCATGTCGAGCAGGATGCCGTCGATCCGCGGGTCGGCGAGGGCCGCCGAGATGTCCTGATCGATCTCGTCGGTCGAGGTCCCGAGGCTCTGGGGATGTTGCGCGAGGACGCCCTGCACGGGGATCACAGCGATCCGCGGCGCGCCGGACGCCTGGCCTCGGTTGCCATTGCCGCGCGCGGCGATCCCGAGCTCGGCGTGCAATTCCGCGCCGTTGAACGCCGTCCCGCCGAGTTTGCGGCGGAAAATCTGCGCGAATTTGATCAGCGTCTGCTCCTCGAGCAGCACGGGAGCCGAGAGCGCGCGGACGAGCTGCACGATGCTATGAGCGGGATCAGAACGCATGGACGTCGTCCTCCGAAAGGAGCGCGAGCAGTAGGTCGTCGATCGACGCCTCGGGATCGTTCGCTACGATAATGCCAATCTCGCCGCCGAGGGGAAGCCGGCAGACGGACTCGAGCCGGATTGCCGGGCGGAGGCGCGCCGCCAGCGCCCGACCGCGGCCCGCCCAGCGCCAGAGCGGGAGCGCATTGCCTCCCCCGACCTGCACATGGCCGATCGTGATCGACCCGCCGAGCGGCAGCCGTTGCGCCGCCGAGGCGCCGGTGATCCGGACCGCGATCGCAACGGTTCCACCGCGCGGGAGCGCCCGGGTGCTTGTCGCCGCGATCCCGGCCTTGAGAACGACGGACCCGCCGAGCGGCAGCGGCCTCGAGCTGCCGAGGACGATCTTGACGGTCGCGGTGACCGTCCCGCCGAGCGGGATCCGGGTCGAGGTGACGAAGGTGATCGCCCCCGGAGGCCCCGACGCCGGGAGCGTCGAGATAGGGACGGTCGAGTATGGCGCGTGGCCGTACATCTAGAGCTCGGCGTCGGCCGTGTACTGGACCGCGACCGCCTGCGCGACCGTCCAGGCCGCGATCCCCGTGAAGAAGATGTCGCTCCCCTGGTTGCCGATCGTCGATCCGGAGGTCGCCGTCGCATCCGATCCGGCGGTCGTGTTTCGGGTGAAGGCGTTCGCCGCCGACGGATTGAAGAAGGTCAGCGTCGGTGCCGCGCGCATCGGGACCGGGTAGCGGATCCCGATCGGCTGACTCGCCACAGCGCCGGCGACGCTCACATAGCCGCGGACCGCGCCGGTGAGGCCGACGTTCTGCGCCGGCGCAACATCGATGTCGAAGCTCTTGTGATAGAACCGTTGACAGCGCCGCATCTCGAGCGGCAACGGCAGCGGGATCCAGTCGACGACGTCCGGCCCGTCGAACAGCCCCGCCTCGCTGATGTTGAGCTCGTCATTGACGGCCAGCTGGGAGTCCGTCCAGATGACCGGGATGATGTTCTTGCAATCGGTCGGCACGGTGAAAACGGCCGAGTAATTGAGCCATGACCCCGAGAGGACGCACGAGATGCCGAGGCCGCTGATCGTGCCGCCGACGGCCGTTCCCGTGACGGGCGTGAGGAGCGCGATATTCGCCCCGAAGGTCGGGTCGACGCCGTTCGCGCCATAGGCCGACACGAAGGCCGTCGGGACCGTGTCGATCGTCCCGGCCGCCGCGAGCTGCGCCAGGCCGAGCCGGACCGTCATCGCGGCGGCGACCGTGCGCTTCATCTTCACTTGGAGGCGGACCTTCCGGCCGCGGAGCGGCATCGCCGAACTACCCTCGACGATTTGATGGAGGACCGCCTTCCCAGCCCCGGTGATCTGCTTGTACTTGCCGTAGTAGCGCGCTTGGAGGCCCGTCTCGGGCGCGGCGTTCGTATCGACTCGCTGATACTGCAGGCTCGAGGTCTGAATCATCGCGCCCCAGCGATCGGCGCCCGCATAGACCCGGTTCGCCGACGTCGCGTAGGACGTCAGGGTCCCGGGGAGCTGCCGCTGCGCGAGGTCAAACCCGCCGTTGATGATGATGTTCTTGTCGAACTCCGCCGCCTGCAGCGGATAGGTCTGCAGGGTATCCCCATCCTCGATCTCGAGCCTCTGTGTGGTCGTGTTGAAGTACAGCGAGACCTTGCCGGCGGCTGGCAGCGATGGCGCGGCGACCTTGGACAGCAGGACACGGCTCATGGCGTACCTACTTGCAGGTCGGGATCAATGGGGAGCGGCGGCGTAATGTCGTGCTGCTGACAATGGAGCCGCATCTGGGCGACCAGCTCGTCGACCGTCATCGTCGGGCCGAAGACGACGCAATCGCCCCCTCCCATGAAGACCTCGCCCGTGTATTCGACCTGTGGACCGACGCCGCGGTCCCAGACGCCGATCTTGATGTTGAATTGCGTCCCCGCCATGCCGTGATCGGCGAGGGAGGTCTGAACCTGGATAAAAGCGGGAGCGAGGTCGACGATCATCCTACCTCCAAGACAGCGTCCACCCCGAGCTCGAGCTCTTTGCCCGCCGCGATCTCGTAGGACTCCGCCAGATAAAGCGATCCGCCCGCCGGAACGAGCCGATCGGTGCTTTGTAGGTTCGGCACGGATTGCGCGAGGCCGTGATCGGCCGGGTAATCGGCGAAGACGTCCTTCGTCCCGGCCGAGAAGTTGACGAGCGCGCCGGCATTCGAGGACGCGAGGACCCGGGTCCGCTGCAGCGTGTTCCCGGTGACCCACGTCCCGAGACCGACCTCCCATTCGGTCGTCCCGACGATGGCATAGGCCACGAGGTCGCCGTTTGCCGCAATCGCCGAGAAGGCTTGGAACCCGGACACGGCGCCGCCAAGGGCGACGTCGCCGGTCCCGGTCGTCGTGGTCGTCTCTTTGACGCGATCACCAGCGACCCGCGCCATCAGGAGGTCCTCGTGAAGGTGTTGACGGTCACGACCTGGCCGATCGCGACGTTCGTATTGTCGACGGTCGCATCGCCGCCGCCGCCCGTCGCCGTCACGGTTCCCTCCTCGCGCCTCGTGTCGGCGACGTTCTTGAGCCGGTAGTAGCCGATCGTCCCGGCTGCCACGCCAACATCTGACCACGTCCCTTGCTTCGACTTCGATCCGCCCGCAGCAGCGGCCCACGGCGTCGCCGGCAGCGTGATCGAGACGAGGAGCGTCCCGGTTGCGGCGTTCTCTGCTCCTGGCGGACCGCCGCTTCGCAGCTCGAGGATCGACCCGACCGGAAAATGCACGTCATAGAGGTCCAGGATGATGTTCGCGAGCGCGTTGTTCAGGTCGATCGTCACGTTTCAGTCTCCCCGTCCTCGATCGTGCCCCTGCGGAGGACATTCCCGTCGCGATCGGTAATCTTGATCTCGCGCGTCGACGAGCGAGCCGGGACGTGGTTGATCACGGTGACGTCGGGCGTCTCGACGGTGACGGCTGGCGCGGCGACCTCGACCGATACTGCCGGAGCCTCGACGTTGACTTGCACGGGCGCCGGTGCCGCTGGCGGCACATGGACCTCGACCGGCGTCGGGGACACGGTTACGGCAGCGGTAGACGGTGCCACGGTGACCGCAGCGGCGGCCGGGTGAACCTCGATCGGCTGCGGCGGCCGCGCGAGCGAAGCCGTGAGCGCCGTCACGAGGTTGACGACGTGCCTGCCCTGCTCGGCGAGGGCCTCCCGGAGCGTCGCCACGACGGGATCGGGGGCTGGCGGGTCCGCCGGAGGCACGGGGAGGCGCCGCTGCTCAGTCGACTCCCGAACCGCCTGCAGAACGGCGTTGACCTGCCGACCCTGCTCGGCGACTATCTCAAGGACCGCCCGGTTCGAACTCACGGAACCGACTGCGGCGCCCGCCTGGAAGGTCTCCCGCACGATCTGCTCGACTTCTGCCCGCCGTCGCTCCGACCAGGTCCGCGCCGCCTGCGGCGTCAGGCCTTCAACGGTCCGCTCGAGGCGCTCGGCAACCTGCTCGACGACCCACGCCTCGAAGCCGTAGGCCTCGGCGAGCGGCTTGAGGACCTTCTCGACGTACTCCCGATGGTCGCCGGCGTAGTACTTGGTGAGCCACGCCTCGAAAATCGACGGATCCGACCCGACTGAGCGCTCCGCCTTCTCTGCGCGACGCGCGACGTCGTCGATCTCGCGGTTCGCGATGCGATGAACCGCATCCAGGAGCAGCGGAACCGGGATCCGCCGTGCTTGCTGGTCCTCGGGAGGCTGATCCGGGGGCTGTTGGCTGCCGCCGGTGCCATTCCCGTTGCCGGGCTGGCCCGGTCGCCCGAGGGCGTTCGGCGGAGCTCCGGGCGGCGTGTTCTGATACTCGTCGCCGGCGGGATCCGTCCGGATCGGCTCGTTTTCCTTGCGGAGGAGGTCGTTCGGCGTGTACATGCCGAGTCCGCGGCTGATCTGATAGGCCTGCATCCGCTGCAGGAGGTCGCCGATGACGAGGTCCGAGAACGAAAACTCGAAGAAGTACTCCTCTTGCTCCGAGTCGTCGAGCAGCGCGACGCTCATCGCTTCCTGCCAGCGCTTCGCCCACGACCGGATCGTGAACGTGATAAAACCCTGCACTTGCTGCTCGATCCCGGTCCCCCATGAGGTCGATTTCTCCTCGAGGCCGATCATAAACAGCGGAACGCGCCAAAAACGCGCGATTTCCGCGACCTGCTCGCGCCGCGGCCCGATGATGAAGCCCGAGTCGTCGTGCTTTCCGAGCTCCGTCGCCGTGACGCCGCTATGCAGGTGCAGCGCCTTCGAGCGGTTCGCCCAGCCCTCGGCATTCTCCGCCATCGTCTGGCGCCATTGCGCCCGCTGCTCGTCATTCAGGGCCGTCGGGTGCGTGATCACGAGCCGTCCGGTCGCGTCATACTTGAAAAACCGGCCCACATAGCCCTCGGCGGCGGCGGCGACCGCGATCGCCTCCCGCGCGAGCTGTACCCGCTGAATGCCCCGGAAGGCGTCCGTCGAGAGGTCGCGAACGTTGAGGACCTTGTTCTGCAGTAGCGTCCGCGGCTCGGCCGAGGGGTTGTAGGGATCGCGAACCTTGTAGCGAAACATCCCGAGGTCGGTCAATTCGACCGTCGTGTAGTCGGGATGGAGCGGCAGCAGCTCCCCGACGTCGCCATCGTCGACGATCTCGGCCAGGGCGCCGCCCCGCATTCCGAGCCGCATCTGCGAGTCGCCGATAAAATTCATCGGCGTGTCCCGGCGGTTCGGCTGCCGGCGGAGCGCCTTGTACCCGCGGTGATCCCGCGCGCGCTCCTTCGAGCCTTTGTCGTCGGTGCGGCGGTAGAGATAGCACGGCAATGAGGCCAAAGTCTCGGCGATGAGCGTGTTGCACGCGAAAACGGCCGAGATTTTGAGCGCCGTGTCGGGTCCGATCGGGAAACCGGCATAGGTCTCGCCGCTGTCCGGACTCAGCCGATACCAGCGATCGTCGAAAGGCGTCCAGGTGACCGCCTGCGGCGCCGAGCGCTCGAGCTTATCGAGGAGTCCCATCAGTTACCCGCCTTCCGTTGCAGGAACAGACCCATCCCGAGGAGAATCAGGCCCACGACGACGCACGTCCAAGCCGGCGAAAGCTGCCAGCCACCCCACGCCGCAAGCGCGAGACCGCCGTAAGCATGAATATCGCGCATGTCGATCTCAGGGAGCGGGATCCCGCCCGCCTTGATCGACCGATCGTGCTGCTCGAGGTCGGTCTTCGGCTCCTTCGACCATGGCAGCCGCAGCCGGAGCCTCATAGAAACTCCGCGCCCATGCCGACGGCCTTCGGCGCGAGGATCGCCCGCCCGACCGCCTCGATCGTCGACAGCACGCCGTCGATTTTGGCCTTCGACTGCTGCTTGTCGGGGACGATGTTGTCATTCGAGTCACGACGGACCGACGCATTGCCGACCATCCAGCGCATGAGCGGATGCTTGCCGTGCCGCAGCTTCTTGTCGACGACGAGCTTCTCGAACTCCTTCGCCGGCTCCGAGAGCGTCTTCATGCCCTGCCTCATCTCGACCATCATGAACCCGAAGGGGCTGACCGTCGGATTGAGCTCCCGCTGCAGGTCGATCGCCAGCTGGGAGGCGTTCCAAGGGTCGTAACCGATCTCCTTGATGTTCATCTTCGCCCCGAGCTTCAAGATGTCGGCCTTGATGAAGTCGTAATCGATCACGTTGCCGGGCGTGGCGATCAGGTGCCCGCTCGCGACCCACGGCGCGTAACTCGGGAGCCGGTGCTTCTTTTCCCGCTCCTTGACCAGCTCCTCGGGGACCCAGAAGCGGAAAAAACAGTCAAAAAAGCCGCCATCTGCCTTCGCGAGCAGGGTGAGCGCCGTGATGTCGAGCTTCGTCGAGAGGTCGAGACCGCCCCAGACATCCCGCCCCTCGAGCGCGCCTGGTATGCCGTCGGAGGCGTCCCACATCTCGATCGGGATCCAGCGCGTGACCTGCTCGGTCCAGATGTCGAGGTGGAGGCGCTTGAACGTGTTCTCGAACGAGGGCGTCGTCTTCGCCTTCTCGCACTTCTCGACCATGTAGTCGTACTTGACCGAGACGCCGAGGTTCGGGTTGGCTTTCGCCCATGTCGCCGGCTCGCGCCAATCGTCGCCCTCGTCGGCGGCAAAGATGATCGCGAAGAACGTATCGTCCTCGATCACGCCCTCAAGGACCTGCGTCGCGTGTTCGTGCAGCTCCCAGCCGATCGACTCGGGGTCATAGACGCCGGCGGTCGTGATCGCCCACGTCAGCGGCTGGCGGCGCGCGCCCGTGGCGGTCTCGAGCACGTCCCAGAGGCTGCGGTCTTTGTGGGCATGGAGCTCGTCGACAAGGTTGCCGTGAACGTTGAGGCCGTCCAAGGTCTCCGAGTCGGCGCCGAGCGGCTCGAATTTCGACTGTAGGCGCGCGCACGAGAGGTTTTTCTTTCGCTGCTTCACGACCTGCCGCAGCTGCGGCGACTGGCGCACCATCGCGTCGGCCGCATCCCAGACGATCTTCGCCTGCTTCTCCTTCGTCGCCGAGCTATAGACCTCGGCGCCCGGCTCCTGGTCGCCGACCGTGAGGTAATTGCCCACCGCGGCGGCCTTCGTCGACTTCGCATTCTTGCGGGCGACCTCCTCGTAGGCCGTGCGGAAGCGGCGAGTCCCATCCTCCCGGACCCAGCCAAAGACGATCCGGAGGATGTTCTTCTGCCAGTCCTCGAGCACGATCAGACCGCCCGCCCATTCCCCCTTAGAATGCCGGCAGAGGGTCTGGATCCACGTCACGACCTCCTCGGCGCGCTCCGGATCGAACCAGAAGCCTTTCGGATGCTCGGTTTGCCGCGGATCGTCAGGGATGCCGTTCGGGTAGGCGAGCGCGAGGTCCCGCGCCTGCCGCTCCCAGCAGAGGCGCTCGTACTTCCCGGGGATCCGCTGCGCTTTCGGCGGCGGCGCCGACGGCCCAGCCGGAGCGCGCGCCGGAGCTCGGGAGCGTTTAGGCGCGGCGCTTATGGCCAAAGATGGCCTCCTCGGGGTTGTCCGGCCGCTCCGCGCCCGCCGGTGCCGGCGGCTGCTGCGGCTCGACGCCGATCCGCTCGCGATCGGCGGGCGACAATCCGAACAGCGCGAGATACTGCTTCATCTGCGTCGTCGCCTTGGCGAGGACGTTCCGGTAACCCTGCTGGATCGAGACGGCCGGGCCGACCTTCTGGCAGAGTTTCCGGTACTCCTGAATCGTCGCGTAGAGGTCGCAATAGGTCGCGAAGGCCGGCTCGTCGACTTTCGTGAGCAACCCCTGCGACTCGAGCCACGGACCGATCCGGTTCCACTCGAGCTTCGCGATCTTGCCGAGCCAGGCCGGCGGTTTCGCGCCTTTGGGCGGCTTCGGGATGTCCTTCGGCGCCCGGTCTTGGCGAAAGGTCCCCTGCAGGAGCTTGATCTTCCGCGGCTTTGGCGGAGGCCCCCGGCGACCCATCAGACGCTCCGCGCTTCGCCATCAGTTACGAACCCGTGCCAGTGACCCGAGACGTCGATCGATGGCGTCAGGGTGATCCGTTCGAGGTCGGTTTCGCCATTCCAGGTCCAGACGTGCGTCGAACCCGGCTCGGGAACGAGCGCGATCTTGATCTGGATGAGGTGCCCGCTACAGCAATGCGGGCAGTCCATGTAGAGATATGCGACGCCAGCGTCGCAGCCTTCGGTATGAAGCTCGCCGTTGAGCTCCCGGACGCGCATCTCAGGCCATGACCGAGAACCAGCGGGTCGGGAGCATCGGCGCCGCGGCGGCGCCCTGGTCGTAGCGAACGATGAACGGCCCGTCCGGCTCCGTCGGATAGATGACGGTCGGCGCCGGCGCCGCACATGCGGCGGGCGGGTTGATCGTGATCACGTTCGGGTAATTGCCTGCCGCTCCTGCGTTCATTTCACTCTCCATTCAACGGGATGCGATCGATAAAGCGCTGGCGCCTGCGCGCCCGGATCATGACTTGGGCGAGCCGATCGCGGAGGCGGTCCTGCTCAGGCTGGGGAACGGCGGCGAGCGTGTCCTCGATGATGATCTTGATGTCCCCGAGGAGCGCCTGCAGCTGCGGGAGGTCGAGAAGTCTGACCTCTACCGAAACGCTACCCGCCATGTTTCCCCCTCGTCGAGCGCAACAGCTCGAGGACCGCGAGCCGATCGGTGATCGCCTCGAGTCGATGCCGGCAGAATTGACCGACCTCGGTCCACTCGTCGTGCTCCTCGATCAGAATCTCGAGCAGCTCGGCCTCGATCATAAGGCTCGCCTGCTCGAAGACTTCCGCATTCATGCGGATCCGGATGTCGCTCGATGCCATCAGGCGTTGATCACGCCGCGCGGCCGGCGCTTCGTCGGATCGCCCCAGAGTATCCGCTCGTCGTCGCGGCGATTGATCCGCTTGATCTCCTCGATGACCTGCTGCTCGATCGACTTTTCGAGCGCGAACTCGACCGTCATCGTCTCTTTTTTCGGCAGCGGTACGAAACAGCCGACGAGGCCGAGGACGAGCGATCCAAGGAACCCCCGACGCCCCACCCCCCCCAGATGAAAAACCTGACGAGCGGTCGCGCGACT